TATCTCCTTTGATACTGCCAGTCCAGTAGTAAATGTTGCAGATATTACAGCGATTATCATCATTTGATAGAATGTCATATTGACATTAAAGATAGTATCTGCGATATTTCCACCGACTAGTGGACTAAAAAAAGCGATTCCAAAGTTTCCAAAAATTCTAGCTAATGCTCTCTTATTGTTCATAGAAAAATAAAAAAGAAATTAGAAAAAAGAAAGTTTCTAATCTTGTTTGGAACTTACAATAATGTAAGTATTTGGATCGAGAACGTTTACACCGATTCTGTGTGTCCAGACAACATCCCAATACTGACCTTTAATTAGCTTTTGAAGTTCGATTTCCATCTCTCTTTGTGAAGCTAACCCCCAAGATTTGCCTTTTACACAAACCAAGTTTCTGTGAGAATTTGCTGCTGTCAGTAGTTCGTTGGTTATCATAATATCAATACCGTACAACTGTTCAAGTTGTCCAAGTCTTGTGATATTTGCGAAACCAATTTGTGTGTAGTCTGTCAGTCCGCTTGAAGTCATTAGGCTTTCAAATGCTCTTGGTGCGATAAAGGCTATTAGGTTGCCAGGACTTGTGTCTTGACCTAATTGTTCCAAGTATCTTTTTGCGAAACTTAGACCATCTTCATCAAATTCGCCAGTTGCATCTTCAAGTGTTGATGTAGTAACTGCACTACCGTCACTTCCACTTATGTGGTATGGTGCTGTAGTTGTTCCCCCATAATCACGATCTGTTGAAGCTAGGTCTTGAACAACTAGTTTATGCTCATCTCGAATTGCTTCGAGTCTAGCAGTTTCTCGCAAAGCGTTCAGGAACGCTGCTGGAAAATTCTCTAGTTCGCCTTTTTCTACAACTTGTCGCCATCCTCTGATGTTACAAGTAACGTCAATGGATGTTAGGGTGTGTGTTACTGCTGTGATGTCCGTATTTGGACTTTCGGTAATAGATCCTGCATTTGGCACAGTAATTCTGTAAAACCTTGCAGTATTCTGTCCAGTTGGAACAGATTGGTATTGTCCGAATTGTCTGATTGGCTTTGCTGTCTTTGAACCTAGTTGAATCGAAATCTCGGAAGATTGTACGACTCCTGGAATTGTTCCAGAGGTAGAAACTGCTTCTTGCACATCACCATGAGTTCCATTTACAGGAACGGTGTGAGCTCTTATCCAGTTTTCCTTATCAATGACTAGTCTGCCATAGCCGTTTTCAAAGATTTTATTCAGGAAAGATTTTGCTTGTTCCTCTGTGAAGTTTTCCTCAACATATTTTTTAGATGATGTTTCGGTGACTTCTGACTTTGGAATCCAAGCTTCTTTCAACTCAGAGATAACACTTTTCAGGGTTTTCTCGTTTGAATCTTGGATCTTTGCTACTGCTGCATCTACTACTTTTGCGGTATCAATAGTTTCGATAACTTTTTCAGTTTCTACTACTACTTTTTCGGTTACGTTCTCCACTTTAGGAGATTCCTCTGTCATATTTTGACATGAGCAGGTTGGTTTATTGGAAGTATTTTCTTCTTTTGTAATAATCATTTCATGTGTAACATCAACTTCCATTTGTTTTTTCATTGAACCGCAAATTGCTGTTGCTGAATCGTTATCAAGTCCTTTGGCTATATGTGCTGCAACACATGATGCGAAATCTGGATAAACTCCCATTGGTTCTTGAACTGATGTATTTTCTATAACTGTTAATGTTGATTCTGGAATACCAGGAGTTTCTACGATTGATAGTTCTTTAGGAGCTGATAAAATTGGTGCTTCAAAACAACCTTTTCCCTCTGGATGGCAAATTTGTGAATCTCTTGCAACCTCAGCTCCTATCGAAACTTGAAAATTATGTTCATCTATAAACTTCTGAAATCGTGGATCTGTAATTTCTGCTTCGTAACGAACTTGATTTTTTTGTGAGTCATACTTGAATCGTGCCTTACCTATTATTCCCTCTTGTGATTGATCGTGATTCCATCTGAGAGGAACTTCTAAACCGTCAAATTTAGCCAGCTCTTGAGGCCAGTAAAATATTCCGTTTCTGCTAACTCTAGGAGTAATCGCTAATCCAGATATGCGAGTAGCCATGAGTGTAACTCCTTAAATCCAAACATAAGAAGTAATGTAATCCAATTTTAGCAATTTACCTGATTCCTGTTTGGTGTCTTAATTTCAATAAATTCCTCAAGCATTGAAACGACCTTTGTAAAGTCTTTCTTGCCCTCAACTAGCATTTTAATATCTGTCGGTTGCATCATTTTACCGTTGGCCTGACATACTGATTCTATACTATATAATGATTTTCCGTTTACAGGTATCGCCTCAGTAATGCCTATCTTTCCCGAATATGCAGTTTGTAACGAATTGACAGGTGATTTCATTGTTCCGAATAGAGATCCTTTGTATGCCGTTTCAACAACCATTGATCCCATGACTTTGATTGGAATTTCAATCTTGTGTCTTGTTTGCGAAAAGATAAACTTACGACCAGCAGTAGTAGTTGAAGAAACTACAACTACATCAAGATCATAATCGTCACTATAGTTTAAATGCGAAAAAGTCAACCAATAAGCACTTCACCAGAAAATTTAAACTCAGAGCTTAGCGGTTTTCTTGAATTTAATTTTGGTGTCCAGTATATGAAAATTTCCTGAATTTGATTTGGTCCTAATGCTTGCGGAAACTCAAAGGCCAGTTCGGAGTTGTCAGATTGGACTAGTATGTTTTCTATCTTCCATTGAGGATCAGTATTTTTCATATAAACACGATATTTGTTTGTCTTGCCAAGCTCGACTCTGCCCAAATCCAATGCTTCAAGAACAAATTTGCAATCCTGATCAGAGTATAGCCTTATCATTCCTTTAGCTCCTTGATAAATTTAATTATTTCGTCAGTCTTTTTACGTTTTTCAGCACGATCCAATTCTTCTCTCATGGTAACCATAGTTTTTAAATCTTGCATAGCACGTTCAACTACAGTTTCATCTTCGGTTTCAGGTTTATTGGAAGTAAGTTTGTTAGTCGGAGTTACTGATGTAATTGGCAAAGTATCTTTCATGTCAGATTGATCAATATCTAGTGCTGTAGTTTTGAGAATGTATTGCCTTAGTTCTGATCGTTTGATGCCGTTATCACGATACAATGTTATGGCATCTGGAACAGTCATTTCGGCTTTGCTTTCAAACTCAAAGACTATGTTAATGTCTGATGCCTTTGTTTTGTTTCCCAAGCTTCTTAGAAACGGTATGATAACCTCATCTCTTATCTGTAATCCTAGACGTTTTTGAATCCTTTTGACCTTTCTGATTAGTACGGAATCGGTTGATTCTGATGCTGCCCTTGCGGTAAACCCTGCGTTAAAAAACTGTAATGGAAACTTGCTACCAGGCTCTATAACATCTCTTTGCAAATGTTCGACATATCCGTCAAACTTTGCATTTCCGTTGACTTCAAACTTTTCAACCTTAAACGCCTTGTCGGTTACAATCTTCATTCCTGGCTTTGCTTTCTTTAAAGCATCTGCCTGTTGTTTGATAAAGTCCTCACCAGCATCCTCAAACTGGAACATTAACAACGGACTAGCGTAAGCATGGAATATCTCTGCCATAGCGTTTTCGATTTCTTTCATTTGAATTAGAGGTGAATCGTATTTTTTACCCGATCTTGGATCTTCATAATCCGATAGTATGCTGTGGAATATTCCTCTACCCCAAATCTCTCTTGATACATTAGATAACTTGAAATGAATAACATCTTTAGCAGGAATGGTAATGTGTTTGTTGTTTACGTCTTGCAGATATGATTTGATATTGCCTTTCTTATCCCTTATTACTGATTTTATGGTATCGACAGGAATTTCTACAAAGTCTGCGTTTTTTGGAGCTTTTTCCCAAAGAAGATTGCCTACTCCGACATAGGAATATAACCCATCTTCTAGCATTTCCTCAAATTTAATTTCGGCAAGCCAGTCATTGACTATCTCCTGCGTTGAGTTTTTATTGATTTTGATTTTCATACCAGAACCCATAATCATTTGGACATAGGTTTCCCTTGCCATATCTAGCCTTGGATCTTTGTTTATTGCATCTATCATCTCTGAAAACGGTCTATCTGGTTCAAATTCCGTTACGAAATCTGACTCATTGACTTCGCTTCTGTGATTAAATGCCTCTAAGACCGACAATGTTCCAGTATATTCTGGTTTGATTTCTACGATTTTTGGTAAAGTTTTACGTTTTGTGGTCGTACTTTGCTTAGTTGAGTTATAAATATCGCCCATTTTACATTGGTTTTTTGTCTTTTGGTCAAAAAGGAAGTAATTATATTATAAATTATTCAAAAAACATTTCGTCAGAACCGTTTACGCCTACACAGGTAAGCCTGTTTGTCGAATCCTCAAGTATGATTCTCATGCGATAACCGCCATGAAGTGCTGGTGCATTGTTGACTGTAAATTTGATTGTGAATACTCCTGAGCCTGCACTTACAGTTATGCCTGATGTTGTCGAATAAACGACATTGTTTTCCTGATTGACGAATTTGAGTGTGGGTGTAAATGAAGCTATTGATGCAGTTGTCGATAGTTTGTCGTCAGTATATACTGTTCCGCTTAAGTCAAAGGTAGCCGAATCCGTATAATCGCCATAAGCCCACTTTTTTTCGTTTAGTTTTAAAAACAAAACCATTATCTTTTTATATTTATAGTTTGTTATTAGAAAGTATTGCTTAATGCTCCAATAGACAATAAGCCACTTATGCGACACCCTGAAATTGAAAAATTAGCAGATAAACTAATATATGAAATAGTCAGATTTCCCATGTATATAACTGATGAAATGGTTATGGAAAGGTTGCAAAAAACAACTGATGTAAACGTAATGTATTATATTTCGCACATGAATGGAATAATACCCATAGTTACAATAGGATGTTGGAAGTCATTTGTTGCGGACTTTTCTAAGAAATTAAAAAGGCTATCATCCGATACCAGCTATAACACCAGAACCTAGTTTATAATAATACATAGCCAGTAGAAACGCATCACCTATGTCGAATGGATTTTGCGTAGTCTTGTTTGGCAACCCTTTTTTGTTTGTCTTGATTGTCATTAACTGTGATTTTAATTTTTTAAACATTGGGTGTATTTCTACCGAGAGATTATCGACATGATTGACAGAGTAATTAAGCATACGTTCACCATGCAAGCCAAAAGAAACACCGTTTACTATTAAGTGGTATTTATCCCTAAGATCCTTGATTATTTCTGGAACTGCGGAATCGCAAATCACCTTTTTGGTGTTAAACCTTTTTGACAGATAGGCAATCTTTTCTACCATGTCAATATATGATGCACGTTTGTATGATTCCGCAAATATGACACTTTTTTTGCCTTTGCGTTTTTGAATTATGACTATGCCAAACTCTGATGTGCCGAATCCTGGATCTGCTCCTATTATTCTATCATTTGTATCATCTGCTTCATTCCATTCATATTCCTTTGATGTTATTTCATCAAGTTTTTCGGGTGTAAATATGTCACCTGTGTTTTTACCCCATACTCCAAGATACTCACGTTCAAATGACCTTGCCTTAGCTGCTTCGCTTATGTATTGTGGTGAAAAGATAGAGGTGTTTGTTTGCGAATCTGTTTTAAGGCCAGCTTCAACATAAAAATGGTGTCTTTTATAGATGGTGTTTTTTTCCCCCATAATATCGAAGAAGAACCCTGTCGGAGTTTCACCTGCTGTAGATACCCAAACAACCCATGAATTTGACTTACCAATATATCTTTCTCCAACGGTTCTAACAATGGAATCGTCTTTGAGTTTGAAGAACGCTGCTTCATCTCCAAAAAAGCAACTAACTTTTGGTATACCTCTAGCTGAATGGATGTTATTTGACGGATAACATTGTATTCTATGTCCGTTGATTTCGAGTTCGTATGCTCCATGATCCACATACTGTAGTCCTTTTTTAATTAAAAAGTCTTTTGTTCTAAGAATCAAATCCTGTGCAAGATCAACGTTTGGACCTGTAATGATGCAGCATACCTTTCCGTAAAAAAATGGATCTGTAAACGATTTCCAAACTAACCATAAGAGCATGAACTCTGTTATGCCTAATCCAGTTGCCTTATATACCGCAACGCACTTATTTTCACTAAGGGATTGAAGTAACTCCTGTTCGTATTCGTACACAGGATGATAAATCCCATCCCTTTCTGGGCCACCATGAGGATAAAAAATATAATGCCAAAAACAGCAACACTCTTGTTTTGAAACCGAGTTGCTACACCAAAACTTTTTAGGTATTTGGGGTATGTCCTCAGTTGTCGCTGATGCTACTATCCTCAGCGTTTCCTTGCTCGCTAACCCCATCTTTTATCTCCAATTTAGCTATAGGCATTGTTCCAATCATCTTTTCCCTTTCTCGTTTTAACTTCTTAACTCGTATAGGAAGTTCCACATCTTGCAGAAGCTTAAACCTGTCAACTTTAATTTCATGCTTAAGCCTCATCAGTTTGATTAGTGTTTCAGAATTTGGCAACTCTTGTGATTTTTCCGATTGAATGAGTTTGTCAACAGCTTCTATGTCGGAATCCAAGCCCTCTTTTGCACGAATGAACTCACCGACATAGGAATCCAAAGCATCTTCGTTTACTGTGTTTTCCAGTTCATCTCTTATTTTTACAACGTGATAATAAACGCCTTGTTGTGATACTTCGCCAAACTCGCTTTTTAATTCGTTAGTTGAGTTTATGTGATTGGCTATCTGTTGTACGCCCATTCCATGATATACCCAAAGATCCCATATTACCCTGTGTAATCTTTCGCTTTTTTCAAGACTTCTGCTCATTTAAAAACTCCAAAAACCTATCAAATACAAATTTTGAGTCGTGCAGTAAGAGAAGCATTGGAGATAACTCAAGACCGTTAAAATCCCATACTCTACAACCACATGAAAGTGCCTGAATCGCAGTACAACTTGGAGCATTAATTGTCAATGGCTCAGGTTTTGAGTAGTCAAATTTCCAATCTACATAGTTTTCGTATTGCGTTAAAAGCTTTGGCATATCCCTGTATGGTATGATTTCCTTTTGCCTGTTCCTGTATTCGACCTGTGGATATTTTGATCTAATCTTTTTTTCTATAAATTCACCCTGATAATCACGGTTTATCGTTAGCCACTTGTTATTTTTTTCTGTCTTTTTGTTGAAAAGTTTACGATCACATGGAGCTGGAATGTGTTTAGCATTTGAAAGTATCTCGCATAAATCAAATGTTGACACAATTATCTTGAATTTTTCGTTAATCCTGTTAAATTCGGCATCATTTTTTAGTATATTTCTTAATTTTGTTCCATGAAAGTATAAAATTAATTTATTCTCTGGAAATTCACGATAAAACTCGACAAAATCGTGTAAAATTATGTAATCTGCGGAATGTGACAATTCATAAGCCATTTGAAGTAACTTTGCCTGGTCATCAAAGTAAATTGTGTTTCCATAATACTCTCCAAAGTCGAATGGATCTAATGAACGCATTTGTAAGACTATGGACTTGTGGCCTTGCTGTGCTGCCTCATGGGAAAGGATTTCCCCTACTCCTGCCATTGAAAAAACGTGTAAAATATTCATAAAACTTATAATAGAGTCAGCTATAAATGTGTTTATGAACCTGTATTTGTATAAAAAATTTTGTGCAAGATGTTCTATCTGGTGGGATAAGAAAAATTTAACCTGTCCTGATTGTAATAACAAGTTAAGAACAAAACCAAATAAATTTAGAAAAAAAAATAGGCATTACATTATATGCAGAATGTGTAAAATCAGGGTAAAATATACTCATGGATATGTTGGCAAATTTTGTCCTACTTGCAGAATAGTTCATTATAAAAATAAACAAAGAGAATATCAAAGAGATAAATATGGTTATAAAAGAAGACGAGTAAAATTCACAAAGAGTAAATTTTATTTTGCATTAAAAAATGAGGGAGTATTTTTACATGAATATGCCAAATATGGGTATAAAAATAAAAGATGCCTTGAATGTAATTTATCACGCCACAAGAAAAAAGGATTAAAGTTTGAAAAAATTACAATTACAATGTATAAAATAAAGCCTAAGTCGGACACTAATGAGAAATCCGAGATGGCTAATACTAATACTGCAACTTAGTATAAATGTGTAACTTTACCTATATTGTCAAATCAAGAGAACATTTGATTACATACTGTAATACCTGGTTTTGTCCTAAGTATGGGCGTATTATAAAACTTATAAAACTGTAAATTCGTCTTTCCAACCGAATGATTGCCAAAGATCGTTATAGCAAGTGACTTTAAGCGTTGCTTTGCCAACCAAATCTATTCCTTTTCTGATCAGTTTGAACTCTGCCTTACCGCCATCTTTTTGTCCTACAATGACAGGAAAACCGTCTTTGTAAATTCCATAAATGATTGTTTTGACAGGTTGACCAAAACAGATAATCTGGACTTTCTCACCCTGTTTCATGGCATTACCGTTTTTGGTCTTGGACCAATTAACCATGTACTTCATAGAAAATTACTTTGTGTTTTAGTATATAAGTTATTCTGGTTCTTGCTGATGTTGCATTGTAAATTGTGTGCGTGGAGTGGAAATAAAGGTTTTACGCCTAATCTTCCTCATTATATAAGACCTGCATTTCCACTAGGTAAGGGAGCATAGGGAACAGCTATAGACATACAGTATGTCTAAATGCTTATATATGATGAATGTAGTGATGTATGTCTATCAATATCCTTTTACATACATTCTCTAGTGGAAATATAGGCTTTATAAAACGCCTAACTTTACTCACAAAACCTGCATTTCCACTCCATAAAGTCATTTTGTATCTGGAGTGGAAACGTAGGTCTAGGCGTAAATAAATCATACATTCAATTACCATGCGTGGAGTGGAAATATAGGTCAACGTTTATATTAAAAAATACAATATACAGGGCATGAATATTTTCGTACTTGACAAGAACATCAAAGTATGTGCCAAGTATCATTGTGACAAGCACGTTGTTAAGATGATCTTAGAGTATGCCCAAATGATCTGTACTGCTCATCATTTGTGCTATAACGACAATCTGCATTATAAAATTCCGTATAAAAAAACACATGAGAATCATCCATGTGCTAGATGGGTTCGTGATTCGCTTGCTAATTATTTTTGGTTGCTTGCACTTACAAAGGAACTAAACAACGAGTACAGGTTCAGGTATAACAAGTCCGTTGATCACAAATCCTGGACAGCAATCAAAGACTTACCGCTTCCAAAAATCAAAAACATTGGGCTAACCAAATGGGCTAGAGCCATGCCACAGGAAGTAAAGATAGGGAAGAATATCATCAATTCGTATCGGAATTACTACAAAACACACAAGCAACACATACTGTCCTATACAAACAGGCAAAAGCCGTTCTTTCTGTTATAGGTTTGAAAGCCGACAGGCTTTCACTTTCAAAAAAATTTTAAGGATTTGGATGATAGTTATCCAGTAGAAGATTCAGCATACGGTCCACAGACTGACCGTACTTCATGTGCGATTTAAGCCTCTGAGCCGTTTCAGCACGAACATTGAGTGAGGTGTATTTCTTCATAAGTTATTGTAATATAATCATAAGATATAAATATTCATGTACTTTAGTTAAAACATGATAACCAATAGAGAGAGGCAGTTATTTATACTTGCATATATCAAGTCGAGGCTAGACGGTCACGTTTCAGGCGGTAAGATGCTAGAGGAACTATTTGATCTGTCAGTAGTGGTATTCAGAGAACTAGGAATTGAGGATGTAAAACCACAAACCGTAAGCGACTTTGTAAAACTCAACAACGAGTTCACAACCATAGCACAGATGATCACAAAACAATGCAAACAATCAAAGCATCTGCACTAGAAACCATACTAAACGTGGGATCAGGCTTCGGGATTTCGTTCATCCTCAATTTAACGGTATTACCA